CCGGATCGGGCAGGGATGGTGGACGTAACAAGTGCCACGTATACTTCGGGCGCCATCTGTTCTTCGATGTCCGGCCCGACTGTCTGCGCTCGATTGGGTGTGCTCTTGCTGGTAGACAAGACTTGATGTACGATGTCTTTTAAGACGCGGATATCATCAGCCGAGAATAGAAACCGTTTCTCTGGCATACCGCACCGTGCTTGACGTGTCGGAAATTTTGATCAAAATTCTAGAGAAGGTATACGAGACTCCTACCAACTTTCCGGTATGCCTAAAAGGCGCATGTCACTTTCTCCATACCGTTCAACGTGTATCATCCCCGGAGACGTTGCCAAGTCGTGTTCCGTACCTGTCCCCGTACCCTCATCCGGCCCGCGCACCCATACCCCCGTCGGCTTACCCTCACCGTCGAGAATCACGCGGGCATTCTCACCGTTGAAATCCTTGAACCGGATGAAGTGACGAGGGTTATCGGGGTCCGGCCAGACTTGCCCAGTAGACGTACCAACCTCTAACGGAGTCTTACCATCGCTGATGAATGTGCCGGTATCGATGTAGGTCAAAACACCAGTGGCCACATCGGCAACGTGTGTGTATGTCGTATCGCCTTCTATCCGCGAGTATATGCGATAACCACCGGTCTCACCACTAACGGCTGTCCATGTCAACGTGATCTTGTTTGTGGGGAACGGCATCCCCGGTACGCCTGGAAGTGCCTGAATCTCCGAGCTAGCGGCTGACTCCCCTCCCGTACTGTCGAGCGATGCCACACGGTAGCTATACGGACCGACCAGTAGACTACCGCCAGTCGGGGAAACGACAGTACCCACACGACTCGGCGGACCGAGAGAGGAGAGGGGGTCAAGTACCCACGCACCGCTAGAATCCCAGTGTCCTTTGAGTACCTTCGTCCCCTCGTCCAAGATGTCACGGTCCCAATTGATATACTTGCCGGCAATTACTTCGATCAGATCAACGTGAGTACCCGTACCCGGCTCAAACGTCGAGTCTACCCCCAACTCGCGCCGGTAGCGGATGTCAAACGTGAGGACACGATGGTACAGCTTCCGCCCACCAGATGCCGTTTCGTCGTACACAATATCGTATTTGTAATCGCTCAGTTTGATTGTGCGGGGCGGATGGTTCCAGAGTGGATACTTGTTGACCGAGCTAGACATCTGCGACAGTAGAGACAACTGTAGGTCCGTTATCCATTGCTCGATTACCACTTGGTTATCATCCACGTCCCATTCATTCTGCGGACCGCGGATGTGTTCGTGAGAACTGGTGAAGACGGGATCACCGAATCGGTCGGTTGCCGCCTCTTCCTTCTGTTTGACGCTGTTACCCGTTATGCGTGGGTTTGTGTCAATGAATGTCTTTGTTACCTTCCACAAGGGCGACTTCTCGTTACCCTTCTTCTGCTCTTGAGAGATTTCCGACTGAGCCGTACAAAGCATAGTAGCGTCTACGTCACCCCCGAAGTTGAGCGGATCACCGGCGCGGGGGAGTCCTGTTGTCGCCTTGACGGCATACACATTGTCGGATACAGCGGCACCGATGAGGTAATCAATCGTATACGTCTTGCGTCCGTTGCTGTCGATCGACAGACGGTTATTCGCCGTTCCCAATAGTCGAGTTGTCACGGCGGTATTCTCTGAAAGAAAAGAGTAGCCCCTTTGATAGAGGCTACGACGGTTGCCACTGCTGCGCTACAGACTTACATACTACATTGCGGAAATTTTGATCAAAATTCTCAGGTCTTAGGATGGTCACGGATCACCAATCTTGGCCATGAATACAACCTGCCCGTTATCGTTATGCTTAGTGTTCTCCGCAATCTGCTTTAGCAGTTCTTCGACGGACTTATTGTGATCCTCGTTGCTGCCCGTTGTGATGTCAGACGGTACGATACCGTTGAAAGCGTTATCAACCCCTCCGGTAATGTCGGCCCGATTAATCCCAGCGTATGCGGCTGACATATTCTTCAGTGCGTCGGGGACTTCGATATTCTGCAAGAATCCAGGAACACCGGCGCCTTGGAACATCCCCCAAACACCTTTAGCACCCTCTACAATCTTGTTTGCCGTCTCAGCATTGGCGAACGGGGCTATCATGTCTTTGAACTGCTGTGACACTTTTGGTGCATCACCCGGCCTTGCCAGTCCTAGCCCATTCGCTGCCATTGCACCAGCCTTCTGACCACTACTCCGCATCTTGTCCAGGTAGTCTGACACTCGTGTAGCAGCCTCTACAGAGCCGGCTAGTGCGGCGTCGAACTTGTGGATTTCGTGAATAGCCGCCTTTGCAAATGCCCCACCGGCCTTCTCACCGTTCTTGGCCGCCTCTGTGTTCGTCTTGTCCTTGTTCTTTGCCATCTCTTGAGCAATCTCGAAATCCTTCTCCAGTTCCTTAAGATACGTCCTCGCTCGCTCGACGTTCTTATTGTCCGGTTCTGCCATTGCCGCATCGAGTGCTTCCTTTGCCTTCGCCATCTGTTCCTTGAGTACATCGGCGGCGTTGGAATTTTTGATCTGAGTTTCTATGTCGATCTTGCCGAGTGCGTTCTGTAACTCCTCACCAGCTTGCTTGGCGACTGGACCTAATGCCTTGAGGATACCGGCTAGCCTCAGACCGAACACTAACAACTCCCCTGCCGCCTCTCGAATCTTGGCACCGACTTCGAGGAACATCGTAATCATCGGGACGGTAAATTGTGTCGTCGTCAACTTCTTACCGTAGAGGAATATCCGTTCAAACTCGTTGTAGAACACGGCTCCGATGTACTTGATCGACGCTTCGGCCACGGCCCGGACGAACTCCCACAGTGCGGGGAACCGCTGTTGGACGTGCGCGACGAATAGGTTAAACGTCCCCTTCGCGTACTCCCACGCGAGTTGCATATCAGTCTGGGCAATCTTGACAATCATTTTCAAGTGTCCGCCCAACTCGTCTACAATGCCGCCGATCCGACTGATTGTCTCCTCACTAGTACCCATTTCCTTAAATGCGTCTATTAGTCCTACTACCGACTTGTAAGCTGCGTTGCTGGCCGTCCCCACTGCCACCATTGCCGCCCCTGCCGCCGCTAATACGAATCCCAGCGTGACGGCTGCGGCAATCAACGGGATGATGGTTTCCGCCTCTAGTATTGCTAATGCCCCTGTCAGTATCCCCGTTCCTGCTGTAGCTGTCGCAGTAGCCGCTGTGTACAGTCCCCATGCCGCCCACAAGGCATTGACGAGGAATCCCTGCACCATTACAGCAGCGTTGAACACGAGAAACATCCCCTTGACGATGCCCAACACTCCTATGTAGGTAAGCCACAAGCCGATGCCGAGGAGTTGCTTGACCTTTAGTATGGTTAGTGCAAAGTTCGTTAACCCGATGGCCAGTCCGAGTAGGGTGTACGCCGTCCGCAACTGCATGATGACGCCGGCCGCAGTGAGTGCCCACTTGATCGTTTCCTTGTTCGCTTCGTAGAACTCGATGGCCGATTCGACTCCCCTTTCGTACAAGTTGGCTACCGTAGATTTGATCGTGTCGAGTGCGTCAATCGCCAGCTTGACACCACTCGTGAACATCGGCCCTTGAAACCAGTCTGCCACTTTGTTCGTCGTCTCGATGAGGGATCGCAACACTTCCTTCAGACGGAACACCTGGACAATGGCATCACCGAACTTGGTGAGAGCCATGCCGACGTTATCTTTGAGAGTGGACCAGAGTCCGATGAGCGTTTGGGACTGCTCTAGCATCATGCCATTGAACCTACCGCCGGCACCCGTCATGTTCTTGAATGCGGCTTCTACCTGCGGGAACCCGACTTGCCCCTTCTCTACCAGATCACGAATCTTGGTGGTACTCACTCCCATCACCTTCGACAGTTCTTCCCATATCGGGATACCGCGCGTGGCGAACTGGTTGATATCAACGGTGAACGCTCGCCCTTGTGCCTTGAGCGTGCCGAAAACGTAGGTCAGTTGGCCGAGTGGGATATTCAACGCCGATGCTACGTCTCCGAGCATTCGCATAGTGGGGACGATGTTCGATGCATCTTCCCCGAACCCAATCATCTGCTTTGCTGCCGCCATGATCTCGGGCAGTTCAAATGGTGTCTCGGCGGCAAACTGTTGTAAGTCTTTTAACGCGGCTTTCGCTTTCTCCGTGTTGCCGACAAGGCTCGTGAACGCGACGGTCGTTTGTTCCATCGACGCCGATCGACGGACAGACTCAAAAAGGGTTCCACCGATACCGGCAACTCCGGTGAGGGCGGCTAACTGTGCGATCGTCCCGCGGGCACTGCTGGCGTACAGCTTGAGAGAGCCGGCGAACGATTCGATCTTACGCGAGTGGAATTGAATAACTCCGGCGGCACGGGCTGTACTCGTCTCGGCAGTCCGTATCATGTTCTCGAATGACGTACCATCCCCGATGAGACGTGTCACCATCCGTTCCAGTTCAATCGTGTTCATATCGACTCGCCGGAATTTTGATCAAAATTTCTACACTATGCCGTTACTGAGACTGCTTCAACCGTTGCCGTTCTTCCCATTCCTGTCGATCCTTTGCCTGCCGTTCCTCGTATTCCTTGCGTGAGATGACAACTGTCGTCACTTTGCCGCCGAGTCTTTGTATATCCCGTGCAATGAGATTCTTTGTTGCAGCGTCTATGTCTTTTCCGTCTGTACCGTCAACGACACTAACCACATCATTCACTTTCTGAACCTTCACCGACTGCTGCCTTTGGAATGGAATCTTGAACTCGTCCATTTGCACGGTGTTAGGGTCTTTCACATACGACCGTTTAACCTCTCGGGTCGCCTGCATAACGTAGTAATCCCCACGGTCGGGGGTGTTCATGTCGTGTAGTAACCACTCTTCCCACAGACGGTATTGCCGGCGCGTCATCGGCAGGGGGGAGCCTAACAGTTCGTTCAGTGACTTCCCTAACCTTGTGCAGAGTCGGAAGTCTGTGTCGAACCGTCGGACAAGGCTTTTGGGCCGCTGTCGCCCTCCAACTTGGCCAACTTGTCTTGGAGAGATGCAATCGTCTTGCGGATGTCGTCCGGTGACTGTTCCTTCTCGTCCAGATCGGATACTCTCTTGATCCAGTCGAACATTTCCTTGACGATGCGCGTCGGCATCTTCTGGATTCGTTCGAGTGGCACCTTGACGGGCGTCTGACCACTCATCAGGCAGGTTGTACCGTCGTTACCTTGAGTCTCGAAAAGGCATTCGTGGACTACAGCGGCTTGAATGTCGGCAATCTCGCTGCCAATGCCGCTTACCTTACCATCTACCAACCGTAGCGACCTTGTAGCCATCCCTCGATAAACACGACTGGCGCTCTCTGTTGCTTCTGTGAGAAGGAACCGAGCGCCTTTGTACTTGACCGTCTTAACCTGGATAACCACGTCGTCATAATCGAACGTCGGATCATTCGCCATTGGGGCCGCACTCCCAAATTGAAGGTTACTGTTACCGAATTTTTGATCAAATTTCTCTGGAAGAAAAGCAAGAGGATGACATAGAGGGTGGTGGTCCTCTCCGACCGGCTCTCCACAACACTTATAGAACTCGGTCGGTGGCCACATAGGTTACGTCCCTGCAACGCTCGTCAATACCGGACCGGCTTCTACCTTGTTGGTTGGATCGAAGTTAGTCGGTACGATCGTCACTGTCACCGTCGGAGGATTACCTTCCGTCTGAGCGTCGAACTCGGCTTTTTGCCAGTAGCCGTAAAACGCCAGCGTGCTACCGTCGTTATAGCGGTTCGTCAGTGTCGTCTCTCGGTTGAGGATGGCGATAATCTGGCTGTAGCACGCCGGATCATACTGGTACTTGACGGGGAACGGCGTCAACGTCTGGAGAACACGAGGAGCCATCGTGCGGTATAGCACGTTCTCTTGCGTCGTTGTGTCGATCGGATCACCGCCGTCGATCCCTGGAAATCCTGTCTCCGTGGCCCATAGGCTGATATCCGTGTCGAGTGCGTTCGTGTGGAATACCTGCGGTCCGCCTGTTTTGAGACGGATACCGGCCGGCGCGACGTGAGCCACAGGACTCGGAGCTGTGGCGAGGTAGATCAGTAGAGCCAGCCCGAGAGCTAGGACAACGGTGAAGATCATTAAACTCTCTCCAGATAGTGACACGGGGGTTAGGGCGAAATTTTGATCAAAATTCTCTGTACTCATTTCGTAAGCGAGGATTCTTACGATGTTCTTCCAGCATTCGACCGACTTCAATCCATCCGCACACACGTCTTGACAGAAACGCGAGAGCCATTGCAGCAGCGAACTTCCCATAGACCACAATGTATGTGGGGTCCATATGTGACTACTCACTAGGTCGCTGGCTGATACTCGCCATCAAGTTCATCGTGACGATATACCGCTTGCTCGTTGCGTCGTGTCCGAGGACCATAGGCTTGCCCCGACGCACGATCGAATTGACAAGGTACGTCGTGCCGTCAATCACCACGTCGCGGTTGAACATGCCGTCAAGAGCGATGGCGATGTTCGCCGCTTTGGCGTAGGCTTCATCCGACCGTCTAGCGCGGACTCTCAGTTGTACGCCGTACAGTTCACTCCGCGGGCCGACTTGCACCCGTCCCAAATCCTGCCCTTCCGTGTCTTGTGTAACGATGACGTAATCAGGAGAGTCGGGTTCGTTAGGGCTGTACCCTTTCCAGATGTCTCCGGCCATTGATTCTGCTACCGTACCTATGTACCCTAAATCTTGAATGAGTTTCAAGACGATACGCGCCGGCGGGTGGCTTGACACGTTGGGTGAGTTGTCGTCGTATGGCGGAAGTGGTCCCGTCCCTCCACCAATTAGCGTTCCTGTGTATAGTCCGTTGCCATAGACGACACCTAATCGCACGTCCGACTCGGCGGGATAATCACACAATCCCCCACCCCCTGACCCCAGAGAGAAGGGTGGTGCAACCGGAAGTATGGCTAGGATATCGACAGACATTTTTGATCAAAATTCTCGTTCTAGTTGCTTTGGTTAATTGACCAATAGATTTATTATCATGTCGCTTTATTTATCGTATCCACACCTGTCGCGCTGGTGAACGTCTGAGTTGTCTGAGCCGTGCTACCAGTTCCTTGCATGACCTTGACTGTACCAGCGTTGTCATCCTTGACCACCTTGCCGAAGAACCGCTCCCATACTTGCAGTACCTTCTCTCGGAACGTGGTGGCGAGTGCTGTGGGGGATGTAGCGCTGATTTGATCTAGTCCGGTAGCCGCTAGTACAACTCCGGTAGCCGCAGTGATATTGGTGGGTGTGGCCAGTCCGGATTGAATCTTGGTCACGGCGTCGGCCTTCACACCCGTAGCGGATATCCAGTCCGTAGGGATTGCCGGTAGTGTGATAGCATTGGTGACACTCTGCACGTCAAACGTGCCGCCGTTATAAGCACTTGTCATCACCGCCAGAGCATCGGCGTTGTTAGTAACTCCGCTGATGGCCAGCACATTCGCCCCGACGACCGCCGACCCGGCGTACACACTATCCCACTGGATGACATTCACACTACCATCGGGTAGAATTGAGAATGTCGTAGTGCCGTCGGGGTTTGTGGTCCAGTTGATACCGACTGTGGCAACCTTCGTGGAGCCTACGTACCCGGTAATCACCCGGTCTTGTCCGGCCCCTGTGCCGCCGGTGAGAAACACTCTCTGACGCTTGTAGAAGTTGTCTACTGCTGATGCACCCGAGTCGAGTGTAATTGTACTCGATGCACCAGCTTGAGCGGTTCCGGTCCTCACCGAGTCTCTACGTACTTGAAACGATCCTATCTTACATTTGGCAGCAACCCCACCGATCGTAGCCGATGCAATGACGTTGTAAGACTTACCAGCCTCAAACCCGTTTGCTGCCGTACATGCAACAGGGACACGGTAATTACCCGTCTTGCTCGTCCTTTTCGTGACAGTGAGGGCAACTACCGTAGTATCGGTAGCATTCTCGAAGACTTCGGCAGTAGGTGTACTGTCGGCGTCCGCCGCCGCTCCAGTGGCATCTGACGTGATGAAGTCAAGATAGATCGTTTCTTCAAGACTCGGTGTCATATATGGTAGCCTTTACTAGACTCTCGACAATTTTGATCAAAATTCTGTGCGTTACTGAAGACTGCGAATCAAAGGGGAGCCGATCATCGGCACCGGGCCGGACCCGCCGCCCGCCGGGACCATCGACCGCTGGTAGCCGGTCGCCCAGATGTACTGCAATTCTTGCTGCCCGGTCGAGTCCGGGTGTACTTCGTCCGCCAGCCGGTTCGGGTTGGTGCGGAAGTAGTCGAACGCCCGGTCCGACCCAGCGAAGATGTTAGTTCCGTCGGCGAGAGCGGGGATCGAATCTCGGTAGGCGATCAGCCGCCCCACGCACGCCTCGTCGAACGCCCCGAACGCACCCGGCACGACGTAGGTCGGCCCGTTCAGCAGCACGCGCAACCCCGCGGTCACGCAGTCGGCCGCGATGCCGGCCAGGTTCGCCGAGAACGCGACGGTGGTCGTGGCGACGGCCGTCTTGGCGTCGTTCGGCCCGAGCGACACGAATACGTCCGTACTGTTCGCCGCGACGCACGCGGCGATGGCGTCCGACAGCCGCGTGGTGCCGCTCTTCCAGTCCTCGGACGTCGTGCCGCCGACCCCCTGGTTGGTGCCGAGCGTGTACAGCGACTCCGGGTCCAGGTTAGACAGGGCCGTGATAAGGCCTGCCGCCGACCCCATGTTCTCCGTGATCGAGTCGCCGATCAGGCTGACGACGCGGGCGGTGCGGTAGACCCGGGCGACCAGCGCCCCCTGGTCGGCGGACTGTGAGCTTAGGGCGGTGGTCGATGCGCCGTCGGTGGCGAGCACGCGAACAAACACATCAGCCGAACCGGGTGTTATCGTGAAACTGGTGCCGGAAGTGGTTCCCGCGTGCGTGCCGGTTCCCGGCGCGGTGAACGGGGCCGACGTGTGGTAATACACGTCGTAGGTCTTGCTGCCGGTCCCGCCAGTGGCCGCACTCCACCCAATAGTTACATCTGTTGTCGTCCGGTCCGTGACCGACAACGCCCCCATGACCAGCGGGGCCGCGTCGGTCGTGAACTGTGCCGATGACACCACCGACGACTTGTTCCCGGCCGCGTCCTCGTGCATCAGGTGTGCGTAGTAGGACGTGGACGCCGTTAGCCCCGTGGCCGAAATCGTCTTCGCCCCGGTCGAACTGACCGACGTGCTGCCGGCGAACACCGCCGCCGAGCCGGACGAGTTCTGCCCGGCCTTGACCTGCGTCGCGGTAGGGGCCGTGGAGTTCGTAGTCACCACCCCGTACAGGGTGCCGTTCCCCTCGTCCGTTGTCGCCCCGATGGTGGCCGTAGTCGCGCCGGTGGCCGTGCCGACCGGGCTGGTGAGCGTCGGCGGCGTGGTGTCGCTGACGTTGTTGGTGACAGCCGCCCCGCTGAAGTCCGCGAGGTAGGAGCCGCCGGAGTTCTTGATGTCGTCGGTGGTGGACGCGCGAGCGTAGCTGTACGTTACCGTGTCGCCGATTGACACGGCGCCGGACAGGGTGAGGGTCAGCGTCGTCCCGCTGATGGCCCACGAGGAGACGGTAGCCGACGTGCCAGACAGGGTGAAACCGCCGGCCCCGGACGATCCGCCCCCGTCCGCGGTACACCCCGACTCCGAGAGGGTGGCGGTAATGGCCGTGCCGGACCCGTTCGTGCCCGCCCCCGAGAGAGTCGGCGGGGCGACCGTAGCGTCCTTGATGATGATGCGCGTGTATGCCGCCGCCCCGCCAGTGTCCCACGCACCCACGCCCCACCGGCCCGCGGACTGCGACCCGCTACTGTCGCTGAACGTCCGGGTGCCGACCGGCGTTCCGGGGGTTGCGCCGTCCAGGTCGTACAAGTTCTGCGTGACGGTCGTGGGGTTGGAGCCGGATAACACCGCCTCAACGCGGTAGCGGTGCCCGGCGTTGATGGCCGCGCCGGTGTCCACGTCCGACGGGGAGTTGGCGAAACTCCCATTCTTCTGCATGTACGCGGTGAACGTCGCGGTGGCGAACGCGGTAAACAATACGCCGAGTTCCGACCAGTCGTTGCCGCTGTTGGCATAGCGGCACGGCACCAGTGTGCGGCCGACGAACCCGGCGGCCAAGTCCGCGGAAATCGAGCCGTCGAGGAGGCTGGCGCCCTCGCCGGACACGCTGGAATGCCGCAGGAGGAACGACGTGTTGTAGGCCGCACCGCTATTGGGCACGAGGTTTCCGGAACCGTCGCGGTGCCAGATGCCGCCCTGAAGGTCCTCCCATTTGTTCGCAGTCCCGACGGTTGCAGTGTCGGCGGCGCCTGTGGTGGTGCCGGCCGCCCCCGCGGACGTGGCACCCCCCGGAAACGTGCCGTCATAGAGGACAGTCACCGCTATCGCCTCCCCTGCCGCCGGTCGAATACGAAATTTTGATCAAAATTCTTATAAGAGAAAGGGGATTTCTCCCCCCCTCAATCAACTCGTTACTTGCCTTGCCGACGTTCCCGAATCATCTTCGCAATCGCAATCACCGTCTGGAAGAGGAATAGAATAGTTGCCGGATCGACTGCCTTCGTAGGATCAGATTCACCAGCCTCGAATCCAGCCTTAGTAGCTGACTGAAGTGCCTCATTGCTACTGTTGAACTTATTACGGCACTTGCTCTCACATTCGAGAGTCGATCGGCAAATCTCGTCTAACGGACCGCATACACCACCCTCTACGTCGGCACTCATCAACGGAGCTTGACTCTCTAGCTTGCGAATTAGTGCGGCACTTTCCTTTGCGTAATCCCCGAAAATATCAAGTGCGTGAGCCGTGTTCTCGTTGATAATCGCGTCTTGAATCGTCTTTGCTAGTTGCAGTAGCTTTGTAAAGTCCATGTTAGATACTCCGCACGAGTAATTCCGACGATTCCTATAACCGTCGGTCAGTTAATGATTCTACGGACCATCAGGCATTCTCTGGAAGAAAACAGTAGTGGCGTTGAGTGGCAACCGTATTAGACCACTAACGGAACAGTCCTCTCCGCTGTTGCACTTGTGGTGTGTTGTATGGGCACACTTGCTGCCCCGTTCGTGGGTCGGTGTAGCACCCTTGCCCGGTGAGCGACTGTTGCGGCTGCATAGTCGGATATACGGTGAACGTTGGTTGCAGGGACGTTGATGGGGTTAGTACGTTGCTGGGAGACACAACCTTGCTAGTGACACCACACCGACACCCGCCTTGTCCGTCTTGTGGGCAGACGTACTTTGTCTTCCAACACTCACATCCCGGCATTCCTGTGCAGTCGCAATTTTGATCAAAATTCTTAGTCACACCCTTCGACGTGCCAGCATATGCCGGCGGTTCACTGTACTGCGGTGGCGATATCTCTACCGTTAGAGCGGTTAGAAACATGACAGTTCGGAGTGTCGTTCCCATGTTGTTACTCTTATGGTTGGTAGTTCGGTGGAATCGTCGGGTCTTGCGGGTCTTCGATTACAGCTTCAATGATGCAACAGTCCGGTTGGTCGCCACCGCCGAATAGGTGGTCCTCGTCAATGTAGACACGTCCGTTGCCGAACGGTCCCCAACTGCTGTCCCATGAGTTGTGATCGTCCAGCACCCATCGGCCGTCCGGCAGCTTCACTACCCCGTCGGCGTGATTACAATGGTTGCCCGGTCCTCGGTCGTGTCCAGCCACCCCGTACCGATCGAATGACTGGAAGCTACGTCCGACTTGATAGCCGTACACCGGAATCATCGGCTTGGGCATCAGGAGAGCCGTGATAATCTCGTCATAGCTGTTCACTTGAAACGCACGAGACAGCTTGAACCGAGCCGCCTCAGCCTTTGCCGCAGACGGCATCCGGCTTTGGTAGATCGGGTCTTGTCCAACTGTGGCGAACGTGCAACAACCGACGTTTAGCCCCGCGTCGAGTCCGTCCGAGATAATCGCGCCATTGTCGCTGTTGCCGTTAATGAGCGAGTAAAACCACGCCGGGGAGAGTAGTACGGGCTTCATACCGGCGAGGACACGGGCTTTCGACATGCCCATTGCCCACCCGTTACCTACACAACTCCCGTGGCCATTTTGATCAAAAGTTCCGAACGCTGCGAACACTGCCCGACGGTTCACTTCAAACCAGTCGGCCCGGTGCATGACGCTGAAGTGATCGGAGAACTTCGGCAGTGCCTTAAACTTCCCCGGTGTGTCGGGCTTTGAGGCTAGATACCTCTTCTGCCCGTTCACTTCGATGTAGTCAAGGTCTTTCGACGGGTCGTATACAATTCCGCTTGTTCCGTTGCTCATGGCTGCATAACCCCCTTAAGAGTGGCGGCGAGAGTCGTATCGTCGTTCGGCAGCTTACCAGAAATCACTACCTTACCGCCCTTGTCCAGCACGAACACGGCTGGTGGTGTCAGCATCTTGTCTGTCATCATCCGATCATATCCTTTTGATGCTAACTTGTCGGAATCGCTCACCGATCCGTACACCCGACATTTACCAGCAGCCTTTAGACTCGTCAGCGTGACACCGGTAGCCACTTCCTCTTGAGCGCGTGTTGGGTTGTTCTCGTCCACAACGACGATAACATAGGCACCAGTCGCAACGGGGGTGGGTTGTGGTGGGACTGGCGGAACTGGTGGTGTCGGTCCGGGGGGTACTGGTGTCGGTGCAACGAGAGGGGCGAATTGAACGTGTCCCGTCTTCCTCCCCTTCCGACGTGTGTCGAAGTTAATCAGATCAACCGTTACCGTGTACTTCGTGCCCGGCGTTCCTGAGAAGATGTAGATACCCGGCGAGACGTTCGTTACCGTGTCGGGTGGGTCGGGAGACACTTCCCAATCCACTGTATCCCCGTCTTCGTAGTTTACGGCAACTCGCGCTATGTGGAACGGCTGAACGGGAGTGGCAGAAATCGTCAGCCTGACCGGCGTTGCTACGGGCTTGGTCGGCGTGGGGGTAGGCTTTGGCGCTGGCTGCGGAGGATCGTCCGCCACAACAGACGGCAAGTACGACACCCGATCTGACAATACCGTAGCCGTGGCACTTGTCAGTAGACCAGTTGCCAGAATTGACAATGCTGTGAGCCGCACACGAGACATTCTCTTTTCTCCAGAGAGGTAAATTTTGATCAAAATTTCTATACAGTCGGTTTATCTGGTTCTGCCTTGTCCGTTCCTTCCTTTCGTCGTTCTGGACCGACGTACCACCGTCCCGACCCTGGATTGTTCGGGTCACGTCGATCGGGCATCCCGGGCAACCACGGCGGCATGTCATCGTCCGGCCACATGCCCATACGCCGGAACGCTGTTTTCATCTGCTCATTCTCTTCCTTAAGCCCTGATATCTGCTGCTCTAACCCGCTGACTTGTGCGAGTCGCTGGTTAAGCTGTCGAATCTCTTTACGATTATCTGCAATTTCGGCCTTCAGTTCTGACACGTCCTTCTCATGCTGCTGCTTACGTTCGGCAGCAAAATCGCGCCATGCATCCGCGGCCGTCTTCGCTTGCTCAGCTTCCCGCTTGACTCGTGTTGACTCGGCGATTTCCCACCGTGTCATCAACTTGTCATATAGGGCATATATGGCACTGCCGATGCCGAGAATAGCTGTAGCCGTTACACCGATGTCAGTGGGCGATAACTGTAACTGATCAAACACAATACCCTCCGTCATTTGGTATTGTCACCGATACGACTGGTCGGGGGAGAGGATTACATACCCGGGGGAAGCGTGATAGTGCAGTGGCCGTTAGACCCCGGTGGACCATAGGGGGTTATGTCATTACCCTTTTTCGGATCACAGTGTCGGCCGATGCGTGACGAGAGAATTGTGATTCCGAACGCCACAGCCGCCAGACACAACATGAACAACTGATAGTTCGACATCATTCGTCCTTCCGCGCTAGGGCGAATTTTGATCAAAATTTCAAGACAGTTATAGTTACCGCACCAACACTGGTCTACCAAACACTCCGAACAGTGGACCCAATACGACGACTACAACAATCAACAGCAGCACTAGCCAGATGATTTGCTTCACGTTCGCTGGTAGCGTTAGGCTGTTGATGATTAGATAGGCTATCGCCGCAGCTATTGCTACGACTACTAGCCAAAGAATCATGTCCATTTACGTTTCCTCCACACGGGCGAATGCACTGTCTTTGAGGAACCCCGTATCCACTGGCACTTCCTCTTGTGATGCGTACATCAACTTCATTCCTGCCCGTAGCATCGCTTCCTTTAACGTCCGTCCGCTCCTCAAGTCTTCCGCAATCTGCTTGCGAAGTTCTGCCCTCAGTCGGCGGAACGGGTCGATCAGGAATCCCGCCTTGCCGATGTCATGGTGAGCCTGCCTATTCTCATGCACGTATACGGCGTAAGGCGCTTCGTAGCCTACCTGAGTCGTCGTCACCACTCCACCCGACAGACGGCGCCGACGGTCCCTCAACTGCACCTGTATCTTGTCGAACCCTTGAAGGATCGGCATGCTACACCATCCGTCTAAATCGTCGCCATGTTCCGCACCAGTCCGTACTGATAGCGGCGAGAACGACCTTTGATGTCTAGTGCCGTCTCGTCCGTTGCCACGTACCACACCTTCGTTGTCGTGTCTCCGCTCCCTGTACCAGTCC